GCTCTGTCGACCCTGGCAAGAACCCTTCCGATGTAGAGCAGTTCGGGCGCTTGGCGTTTGGCATCTCATCGGGCAACGCGCCAATCACCAAGAACCTGATCGAGTACGCGCAGATTCGTCCGCGCGCGTCTGACGAGATCAGTGAATGGGCGCGCTATGCGCCAGGCGCGATCGGCGAGCAATTGCCGACCAACGTCACGAACGAAACGAACAAGGCGATCGCTGCCGCCAAAGGCGTGCAGGCGTCTGGCGATGGCGGCACTGGCGTGCGCAATACGTCCAACTACACTTACATCTCTGACCTTGCAAAGATGTACGAGAAAAACCCTGCGTTTTTCTCTCAGGGCGGCACCGAGACAGACCCGGCGTTTGTTGAGCGCTTGATCAACCAGGTGCGCGGCTTAGGCCCGAAAACAGGCTCACTAGGCATTGCGATGACGAACCCGCAAGCCTCTAGCGTCTCGGCGATCGATCGGCACATTGCCGACCTCACTTACCAGGACGTGCGCAGCAACCCGACCACGCAGGATGCGTACCGCCGCGCGATGCTGAACGCGTACAACCTTGAGCTGCGAAAAGGGTCAAAAAAGCCGGTCAAGAAATATGAGACGGCGAAAGCCAAGTTCGGCGACGAAGCCGAAGACATGGAGCGCCGCGCATTTCGCAACGTAGTGTCGACGCCTGAGCAGATGATGATTCGGCCGAAGAAACTTGAGGGCGAAGTCAATCCAGATCTGCCGGCTGAGCTGCAGCCGTCTTCTGGCGCGTATCCGTTTTACGAGCCCACGCACGCGCAGTACATCCCGCCGTTTTACAAAGTAGCGCTCGACAAAATGCAAGACTTGGGGAGCCAGCGCGGGATCGGCGGGTTTTCAAATCAATGGTACGACTGGGACTACAAGCGCTCGAGAGCAGAGCCGCACGCGGCACTGAACCCAATGGCCTCAGCACTAAGGCAAAAGCTCACGCCGGAAGAGTACGCGCTTGTTCGTGACCAATTCTCAAGCGCTGGTGCTTTCCGCACTGCGCCTGATCCGGCTACTGGCAGATTGAGTCCGCTGAAGGCAGACATGCCAAATTGGCGACGCTACATCTATGGCAACGCAGATCCGGCTTTGCTTGCCGCGATTGCCGCTGGCGCTGGTGGCGCTGCGACTGTTGCGGCATTGCGCGAAAAGAGAGACGAGGAAAAGGAATGACACGCAGACGCTACAGATACGACCCCGAGAGCGGGGAGATGGTCGAGATCACCCCCGGCTACCAGCCGCCACCGCGCAGGGGCGCCTTGAATCACATGGGCGGCCTCTGGGGCGATCGGCACTACGACGGCCTGCGCGCCACCGACGGCGCCGACATTTCGACCCGTAAACGCCACCGCGAGTACATGAAGCGCACCGGGCTCACGACCGCGGACGACTTTAAGCAGACCTGGGCCAACGCCGCGAAAGAGCGCGAGCGGTACTACCAGCAGGGCGGCACGATCCGTCGACAGGATGTTCTACAGGCTATCCACAAACTCCAAAACAGGTGATGAATGAGTGACCCCACCACGTTGCGCGACGCTATCGAATCTGCCATCGACTCGGCCCCTGCCGAGGAGGCGGCCCCTACACCCGCCCCAGAGCCATCGCCCGAGGCCGTGGAGGCCGCCCCGGCGCCGGAGGCCAAGGCCGCCGACACCGCGTCCAGCCGCTCTCGCGACGAGCAGGGCCGGTTCTCCAAGCTAGCCGAAGAGGAAGCCGCCAAACCGCCGCAGGAGGCGCCACAGGCGATCCAGCCGGGCCCGAAGGCGGAGCCCAAGGCGAAGCCTGCTGAGCGCGCTCCGGCGTCCTGGCGCCCCGACGTGCGCGAGCACTGGGCGCAGCTGCCGGAGTCGGTCCGCGAGGAAGTCGCCCGGCGCGAGTCTGAGGTGCAGCGCACGCTGCAGGAAACCGCCGAGGCGCGAAAGCTCACCGACCAGCTGCAAAACGTCATCCGCCCCTACGAAGCGTTCATTCGTGCTGAGAACAGCAACCCGCTGCAGGCGATCGACAGCCTGATGGCGACCGCCGCGCGACTGCGAACCGGCACCGCGCCGGAGCTCGCGCAGCTCGTGGCCGGCATGGTCAAGCAGTTCGGCGTCGGCCGGTTTGGCAAGACCTTCATCGAGCAGCTCGACTCGGCGCTGGCCGGCGAGGTGCCGCAGACAGATCCCGCCCAGGCGCAGGTGCAGCAGGTGATCCAGCAGCAGCTCGCGCCGGTGCAGCAGTTCATGTCGCAGTTCCAGCAGGCGCAGGCTGCCCAGCAGCAGCGCGTCGCGCAGGAAGCCGCGAGCGAGGTGCAGCAGTTTATCGAGCGCGCCGAGTTCGGCGATGACGTGCGCGAAGAGATGGCAGACATCTTGGAGCTCTCGCAGCGCCGCGGACGTGAGGTGAGCCTGCAGGATGCGTACAAGCAGGCGTGCCTCGTCAACCCGCGCGTGCGCAGCGTGCTCGAGGCTCGCGCCAAGCAGCGCGGCGCGCAGGTGCAGACGTCGGCAGCGCAGAGGGCAAAAGCTGCCGCGGTGTCGGTGACGGGTTCATCCGCCTTGGCGCCGCCGAAGAGCGACCCGAGCGACGTGCGGTCAGCAATCGAAGCAGCTATTGCGGCAAACGCACGATGATGTTATAAACGCACCGGGGAGGCTGCAGCTTGGAAACAGGCGCAGCCTCCCGCAGGTGTGCCAAAGCACTGCAGCCACCGAGACTCGAGGAGCGCGCAAGCGCCCACCTCCGATACGGACTGAACAGGTTCGCGTAGGCCACGAAAAGGGCGGGGAGCAATCCCTACACGTCAATTTTGTGGGAGTTTCACAATGGCTTTTGCAAACGCGTCCGTCTCGGACATCATCGCAACTACGATCCAGTCGCGCTCGCGGCAGATCAGCGACAACGTCACCAAGAACAACGCGCTGCTCGCGCGTCTCAACCAGCGCGGCAACATCAAGACCTTCTCGGGTGGCTCGTCCATCCTCGAAGAGCTGAGCTTCGCTGAGAATGGCAACGCCGGCTTTTACAGCGGCTACGACCTGCTGCCGGTTGCGGCGCAGGACGTCATCTCGGCCGCCGAATTCTCGATCAAGCAGCTCGCCTGCCCGGTCGTGATGTCGGGTCTCGAGATGCTGCAGAACAGCGGCAAGGAAGCGTTCATCGACCTTCTCGAGGCTCGCATCAACGTGGCCGAAGCCACGATGGCGAACAAGCTCTCGCAGTCGATCTACAGCGACGGCACCGGCTCGGGCGGTAAGGAAGTGACCGGCCTCAACGCCGCTGTCCCGTCCAACCCGACGACCGGAACCTACGGCGGAATCGACAGAGCTACTTGGGCCTTTTGGCAGTCGAAGTTGTACGACTTCAGCGCCAACTCGCTCACGCCGCCGTTCACCGCTGCGCAGTTCCAGAACGGTCTGAACACGCTCTGGGCTTCGCTCACGCGCGGATCGGATCGTCCTGACTTCATCGTGCTCGACACCAACTACTGGTCGAACTACATGGCATCCCTGCAGGCGCAGCAGCGCTTCAGCGATCCGTCGACCGGTAACCTCGGTTTCCCGACGCTGAAGTTCATGGACGCCGACGTGGTCCTCGATGGTGGCATCGGCGGGTTCTGCCCGCAGAACACCGGGTTCATGCTCAACACGAAGTACCTCAAAATGCGCCCGCACGCGAAGCGCAACATGGTCTCGCTGAGCCCGAACAAGCGGTACGCCATCAATCAGGACAGCGAGGTCCAGATTTTGGCGTGGGCTGGAAATCTGACGTGCTCGGGCGCGCAGTTCCAGGGTCGCATCCAGAACTAATCGGCCCCGTGGTGGGGGTCACCCTTGCCTTGCCGGGTAGGGTGACCCTCTACTCGGCAAGGCATTTTCTTTGAAGGAGTAACGAATCATGGCTTCTGCAGTAATTGGTATCTCGAAGGATCAGGTGACTGCCGCAACGGCGGTGCCGGCCTTCCGTCTCGGCACCGTGGGCGGGTATGACGACCCGACCAACGGCTATCAGGAGTTCGTTTACGGCCGCGCTGATGGCGCCGTGACGGGTCTGGGCTATCTCTGCGTCGAGGCGACTGGCTTCGATTTCGCGATGGCGACGACCACGAACACCGCTCCTGGCGCTTCCGGCTTCGGCTCTCGCGTTGGCGCTGCTCAGGCTGCGCTGGCCGACAACGAATACGGCTGGTTCCAGATCTACGGCAAGGGCAGCCTTCGCACGCTCGCCTCGGCCGCCAAGGGCACGCGTCTGAACACGACGGCCACCGCCGGCGCGGTTGATGACGACGGCACCGCTAGCGCCGAGGCGATTGTCGGTGTGGTGCTTGGCACCGCCACCGGCGGCGCTGCTGCTACCAACGCGGACGCGGTTTTCGCGTACCCGTCGGTCGGCGTCACGCTGTAATCCAGCACGGGGGGCAGTGCGGGTAAACCCCGCGCTGTCCCCCGTTTTTTACCACCACACAAGGAAAACAGTCATGCAGGTGAACACCACCACAGAGGTCACGGACTGGGGTCGCATCAGCGACGCGCCTGGTCTCGACGAGTCACGCTTTTCTGCGGACGACAAGCTGTTCGTCCAGTTCTATCGCACGCCGATGTTGCACGCTGGCAAGAGTGCCGCGGCCGGCCGCGCAATCTACGAGGAGATCGACTGCATCAAGATCATGGTGCCCGGCGACAAGCTGAGCGTCATCGATCGCCCGGTCGACGAGATCGATCGGCGTCGGTTTGCTGCCAAGTACGACCGCTGGAAGGCTGGCGCGGGCACTGCAGTCGAAGGCACGCCGATCACCTCGCTGCCGAACATGACCCCGGCGAAGGCCGAGGAGTACAAGTTCTTCAACATTCACACCATCGAGCAGCTCGCGGGTGCGCCGGATAGCGTGGGGCAGAAGTTCCACAGCTTCCAGGAAGACAAGCGCCGCGCGAATCAGTTCCTCGAGGTCGCAAAGGGCAACGCTCCGCTCGAGAAGATGAACGAGGAGCTCAAGTCGCGCGACCTGAAGATTGAGGAGCTGCAGTCTCAGGTCGAAGCGCTGATGAAGATGGCCGCGAAAGGCAAGAAGGCTGAGGAGTAAACCACGCGATGGCTTTCCAGCTGGTGACCGACAACACGCTCTCGGCGATTGTTCAGAACGTCGCTCAGCTGGTGAGCTTCCCGACACCTGCGGACCCGGCGGGCGACACTGACCCCGCCGTGGTCCAGATGGTGCAGTCAGTCAACCTCGCCGGCATCGACTTGTTGTCTTTGAACGACTGGCAGGAGCTGACCAAGACACACACGATCAGCATCCAAGCGTCGCCGCCGGGCGTGAGTGAGCAGGCGTTCGCTCTGCCGGACGACTTCTACGAGTTCGTCGATCAGACGCAGTGGAACTCGACGATGCAGTGGCCGGCGATCGGCCCCGTGTCGCCGCAGGCGTGGCAGCAGTTGCTGATCCGTCAGACGCTGCCGACGCTGTCGTTCTACTGGCAGATTCGCGACAACAGTCTCTATATCCTGTCGCCACCCACGACGGCCCAAACGCTATCGTTTTTTTATCAAAGCGTCGCATGGGTGCGCGACCAGGATACCTCTACGCTTTACAAGAACCGCGCCGTCAAAAATGGCGACGTGATTCTGCTTGACGCGTACTTGGTAACGCTGCTCGCGCGCGTGAAGTGGCTCGAGATGAAGGGCTTTGACTCGTCTGCTGCGATGCGCGACTTCCAGGTCAACTACGAGAACCGCAAGGGCAACGAGAAGGGCGCGCCGGTGCTGAACATGGTGCGCAACTACGGGTTCCCCTACCTCAACGCGATCAACAATCTGCCGGACACCGGCTTCGGGAGCTAGCCCATGCCGCTGATCGGTCTCGCACCGTTCAAAGCTCCACGCCGCTCCGCGGCGGCGCAGACGGCGCAGCTGTTCAACATCCCTGCGCCTGTGGGCGGGCTGAACTACAGAGATCCGATTTCGGCGATGCAGCCGACCGACGCGTTGGTGCTGACCAACCTCATCCCGCGCCAGACGGGCGTGGAGATGCGAAAGGGCTGGGCGTATCACACTTCAAGCGTCGGCAGCTCCGTCGACTCTGTGTTTGCGTACAACGGCGTCACGCCGGCCAACAACAAGCTCTTCGCGGCGGCTGGCGGAAACATCTACGACGTGACGACCGGCACGCCTAGCGTCGCCGTGTCAACGACAGGCTCGACGAACGACGTCTGGAGTGTCACGCAGTTTGCGAACGGCGCTGGAATGTTCCTGCTTGCCGTGTCGCCTGGCGCTGGCTACTGGACCTATAACGGGTCGACTTGGACTCAGCAGTCGGTGACCGGCTTGCCTGCCAACCCCGAGACCGTGGCGGTGTTCAAGAACCGTGTGTGGTTCACCATCAAGGACGACACGACCGCGTACTACATGCGAACCGTTGACGCCATCAACGGCCACGCAGATCCGTTTGAGATGGGTTCGTTGCTGCGCAATGGCGGCTATGTGCGTGGCCTCATCAACTGGACACTCGACGCTGGCGTCGGCATCGACGATCACCTTGTCGTGGTCGGCAGCCAGGGCGACATTGGCGTTTTCCAAGGCACTGACCCGAGCAGTGTGAACACGTTTTCGCTGCGCGGCGTCTGGTACGTCGGCAAGGTTCCGACATACGGGCGATTCTTCACTGCGTATGGCGGCGAAGTGATGATCCTGTCGGAGCTTGGTCTCGTGCCGGTCTCGCGATTGGTGAACGGCCAGTTCAGCGAGATTCAGCCTGGCCCGTCGCAGAAGATTCAGTCTGTGCTTGGCCCGCTGATCCGCACCTACATCGACACAATCAGTTGGGACGTGTTCCTGCTCCCCGCGGAAGACATTCTGATCATCAAGCTGCCAGAGCAGGTGACAGGCACCTATCAGCAGTTCGGAATGAACGTAAACACCGGCGCGTGGTGTGACTTTATTGGAATGCCCATGACCTGCGCGGCGTTGCTCGACGGTCAGTTGTATTTCGGCACTGAAGACGGCCGTATCGCGAAGGGTTTCTTTGGCAACACTGACGGCATTGAAACGGACGGCACGCCGGGCCAGACGCTTGAGGGCGATGTGCAGACGTCGTTCAACGCATTTAAGACGCCGGCCAATTTGAAGAAATTCACAATGGCTCGGCCGATCTTTATCGCGCCGGGTCCGCCGTCAGTGAAGCTGCAGATCAACACGCAGTACACGTTCGTGAACGTCGGCGGCTCACCGTCGTTCGTGCAAACGCCGGGTGGAATCTGGAACACCGGACTGTGGAACGTCGCAGTGTGGGCAGGCTCTGCCAACACCTACCAAGCATGGGCAGGCACGACTGGCCTCGGGTACTACGCGTCGCTGCGTATGAAAGTGCGTGGACTGCCGCAAACAATCTTTACCTCGTCGCACATGATGAGTGAGAAGGGAGGGTTCATGTGATGGCTGAGGGATACGCAAGTTCGCTGATTCAGTCTCTGCGCGGTAACGGAATGCCCGGTGCGACAG